TCTAATAATTCTTTCAACAGTATCATGGCTAACAAAATTAATGCAGCATTAGATACGGAAAGACGACAAGTTGCATCAAAGATGTATGGCGAAGAAGAAATTGAAACCGAAATAGAAGCTGAGGCAGAAACCGAAGTTGAAACACAAGGAGAAACAGTATGAAAAAGATAATGGTATTATTATTAGGTACAATGTTTTTAACAGGATGTTCTAGCATACAAGATTTAAGTGTGCAAGATATATACAATAAAATAGTAGAGACAATATATCCGACTGAAGAAGTGGTCGAAGTAGTTACGGAAGAAATTACAGTAGAAGAAACTAATGTCGAAGAAATAACGGAAATTGTTACGGATGAAGTCGTTTAAAGAATCATTTAATTTACTGATAGAAAAAAAACTTAAACTACCTTCCAATGAGAAGGTAGTTAAAGAACTCACTAAATTAGGTAAGAAAAAAAATATCACTGCAGTTATCACATCTAAGGGTTCGAAGTTTAACCTATATGTTGACAATCAAATGCTTGATACATTCCATTCGGAGAAAGAGGCCGTAAAGGGTCTTAAAGAATTTATAAAAGTAATGGGTGTGTGAAAACAATATTAGAAACCAGACAAGATATTTCTGGAAAATTGAGAGGTTTAAAAGAATATCGTATAATGTATAACACACTTTATAAATCTGGAATTGATAAAATTTATATTAGAAAATTAGAAAAATTATATCATGATATAGTAATTGGTGGTGTGTTTTCTTCTCCTGGATCTGAAGGCGTAAAGATTCCAAAGGTAGATGGTAAAGATATATTTAAGTTGGTAGATATAAAGGAACAAATATGGCATTAAAATTAATCGCAGAATATACAGATACGGATATCGGTTATAGTATAACCGAAGATAAGAAGACAGGTAAGAAGAATGTCTTTATAGAAGGTATTTTTATGAGCGCTGAATTAAAGAATAGAAATGGTAGGATTTATACCAGAGAAGTTCTTGAAAAGGCGGTTGAAAAATACAATCGAGAACAAGTAATTACGGGTCGTGCAGTTGGTGAGTTGAATCACCCTGAAGGCCCATCCATTAATTTGGATAAAGTTTCGCATAGAATTACCGAACTAATATGGGACGGGAATGATGTGCGTGGAAAGGCACTAATATTAGACACTCCTATGGGTCAAATTGTAAAAGGTTTGGTCGAAGGTGGTGTTCAACTTGGTGTCTCTAGTCGTGGTATGGGTAGCCTCGAAAGTAGAAATGGCGCCAACTATGTTAAGGATGATTTTATGCTTAACACGGTTGATATTGTTCAGGATCCTTCAGCACAAAATTGCTTTGTAAATGGCATTATGGAAGGTGTTGAATGGACTCAGGATAATGAGGGTCATTTTGTCGAGGTAATTGAAAAAGGTGAGACTGAAATGATGGAACCAAAATTGATTGAAGAAGAGGTAGTTGTCGTAGATAACACTGATTCTGAAATCACAGGGTTCGTGCATTTCCTCTCTAAACTATAACTCTCTAGGAGTAAATAATGTCTGAAGATATTAAAAAAGAAGATATTGCTGAAGAGGTTGTTGTTGAGGAAACTGTGGATGAAGTAGTGAAAACTACAATTGAAGCACCTTTAACGAAGGCTCGGACATTGTCAGCAATTAATGCTTCTTTACAAGAAATGAGTAAAGAAGAACTTGATTCTATCTTTGAAACTACTAAAAAGAAAGTTGAAGCGAAAGCAAAAACTGACGAAGACGAAGACGAAGATCAAGAAGACGATGAGGGTGATGTAGAAGAAGGTATCGAACCTAAAACAAAACCATTAAAGAAAAAGAAAGTGAAAGCTGACGATGGTTCTGAAGGTGAGGTAGTAGAAAAAGATAAAAGTAAATTCAAGGAAGATATTGATGCCCTTGCTAAAGATGAAGAATCTTTAAGTGAAGGTTTCAAAGAGAAAGCTGCTATCATTTTCGAAACTGCATTGCAAAATAAAACTGCAACTAAAATCGCTGAGTTAGAGGAGCAATATGCTTCTGACCTTAACGAAGAAGTTACAGCAATTAAAGAAGATCTAGTTGATAAAGTAGACGGTTATCTTAACTATGTAGTTGAGAACTGGATGAAGGATAACGAAGTTGCGATTGAGCATTCTTTGAAGACTGAAATCACAGAATCATTTATTGAGTCAATGGCAGGTGTATTTAAAGAGCATTACATCTCAATTCCAGAAGATAAAGTAGAACTAGTTGATACTTTAACATCTGAACTTGACGATGCTAAAGCACAGTTGAATACTGTTACTGAGTCTGCAAAAGAACTTACAGAGAAAGTTAAGTCTTTCGAAAGAAGTGCTATTGTGACTGAGGCATGCGAAGGTCTTGCTGCTACTGAAGCTGCTAAACTAATTAAGTTATGTGAAGGCGTTGACGCTGACACCGACAAAGAGTTTACAGGAAAGGTTGCAACAATTAAAGAGTCTTACCTTAATAAAGACACAACGGTGACTAGTGACGACGAAGTTGACGCTATCTCTGAAGATAAAGTTGATGACAAAGAAGTATCTGCCAATATGGCACTTTACCTCGCTGCAATCAAGAAAACAAAATAATTCTAATATAGGAGAAATAATATGGAATTACAAACACAAATGTTACAGGAAAAATGGGCTCCTGTATTAGATTCGCCGGACGCTGATACAATCAGTGATCCTCACAAGAAAGCAGTCACGGCTATTCTTCTTGAGAACCAAGAAATTGCCCTTAGAGAAGATATGGCATCTGGTGGTTCGACCGTAGGTACTGGTATGGCTGGTACTGACGCAACTGGAGCAGTAGACGCCTTTGATCCTATCTTAATCTCACTTGTTAGACGTTCAACTCCAAATCTTTTGGCGTTCGAAGTTGCAGGTGTTCAACCAATGAAAGGCCCAACTGGTCTGATTTTCGCAATGAAAGCAAACTATGCAGACGGCACTTCATCTGCTGACCCTACAGAAGCACTATTTGATGAAGCTGATACTTCATTCTCTGGCACTGGTTCTATTGGTTCTGGTGAGGGTATGGCGACTGCTGATGCAGAAGTTGATATTTCCGCTACAATGGGTTTCTCAATCGATAAGACTTCAGTTGTTGCTAAGTCACGTCAATTGAAAGCACATTACACAATGGAACTTGCACAGGACTTAAAAGCTGTTCATGGTCTATCTGCTGAAACAGAGTTAGCAAACATTCTGTCTACTGAAATTCTTCACGAAATTAACCGTGAATTGATTCAGACTATGACTTCCAATGCTATTAACACTGCTACAACAGATGGTACTGTTCGCGCTACTAAAGATATTAGTGTTACTGTTGGCGACACCGCCACTGGTACAATGAATGTTACAGACGGTCGTTGGGAAGTTGAAACTTATAAAGCGTTGATTACACATATCGAGAAAGAAGCAAATCAAATTGCTCTCGACACTCGTCGTGGTAAAGGTAATTTTGCTATCATCGGTACAGGCGTTGCTGCCGCATTAAATGCTACTGGTTCAGTCCAGTATGGTAATGTTGCAAACGTAGGTATGGAAGATGTAAACGGCAATTTGTTCATTGGTACTCTAAATGGTATGAAACTTTATGTTGATCCATTTGGTGTTCAAGGTCAAGTAGTTGTCGGTTATAAAGGTTCTAACGCATATGATGCAGGTATTTTCTACTGCCCATACGTTCCTTTAAGCATGATGAAGACAATTGGTGAGGATGATTTCCAACCACGTATCGGTTTCAAAACTAGATATGGTATGGCTGTTAATCCATTTACATCTGGTGACAGTGGTAAAAACGTATACTACAGAAAGTTCGCGGTTGTAGGACTGTAAACCTCTGATATACATAAGAACCCCCTTCATTGGGGGTTTTTTTTCGTATAAATAATAGTATGAGTAAAAACTTCTTAAACCCAACAGCATTTGTCTTAACATTAGATAATCTTAAATATCCTAATGCGGAGTTCACCGTACAGACAATGATTCTTCCAGACATTACTGTCACTGGTGTTCCTTTCGCAACCCCATCAAGAAACATTACGATGGCCGCTGATAAGATAGAATACGGATCATTTGAAGTGTCATTCCTTGTGGATGAAGACTTAACCAATTACAAAGAAATACATGATTGGATATATGGACAAGTAGATCTACAAACCGTCCAATTCAGGGATATAACATTATCAATATTATCCTCGGCAAATAACGTTAATAAAGAAATAAAGTTTGTTGATGCTCATCCAATAACACTAAGCGCACTTCCATTTGATATAACTACAACGGACGTAGAATATCTTACTGCAGTTGTGTCCTTTGAATACAATTATTTTCAAATTTTTTAATAATTGACTTTTAACCAATAATAAGGTATAATAATAATATGAGTTATAGTAAAAAAGTATTAGATCATTACGAAAACCCCAGAAATGTGGGGGTAATGGATACGAAAGACCCCAACGTAGGTACTGGAATGGTTGGTGCACCAGCGTGCGGCGATGTAATGCGATTACAAATAAAAGTAGATGATACTGGATTGATTAAAGACGCCAAATTTAAGACATATGGTTGTGGTTCTGCCATTGCATCATCTTCTCTCTTAACTGAATGGGTTAAAGGAAAAACACT